ATTAATCGTTATATTTCTTGCACCTTATGTGCCAGATTGTTTAATTAATCGTGGATTAAGTGCGCCAGAAGATGAAGTCGTAATAGGATCTTAGACATATAAATACTCTATAAATCTCGGAGAAATCGATGGCTATTCCAACTACTCGTGCTGCATTTAAAGAATATTGTCTAAGACGACTAGGCAAACCTGTCATTGAAATCAATGTAGACGAAGATCAAGTAGAAGATCGTATTGATGATGCTTTACGTTATTATTGGGACTATCACTTCGATGGTACAGAGAAGATCTACTATAAGCATTTAGTCACAGACACTGATAAGACTAATAAGTATATTACAGTTCCAGACAATGTAATCGGAGCAGTAAATCTTTTCAATATTGCTGATCCATCTATTCGTTCAGATGATCTATTCAACATTCGTTATCAGATTGCTCTAAACGATCTCTATACACTTACCTCGGTATCGATGGTTCCTTACTACATGGTCATGGAGCACCTTTCGCTAATTTCTGAAATGTTAGTCGGTAAACAACTTCTACGGTTTAATCGCCACATGAATCGCTTGTATATTGACATGGATTGGAACTCACTCTCAAATGAATATCTACTCGTTGAAGCTTATCAGATCATAGATCCAACAGAATATGTTGATGTTTGGAAAGATCAATGGCTAATGAGATATGCAACAGCTTTGATTAAACGTCAATGGGGTTCTAATCTAACTAAATTTACTGGTATGCAGCTTCCCGGTGGATTAACGTTCAATGGCGAGAAGATCTACAATGATGCTGTGGCTGAAATTACAGACTTAGAAGATAAGATGATTAGTAGTTACTCACTTCCTGTTATGGATATGGTAGGTTGAAATATATCTAATGGCAACCTCAGTCTTCTTCAATAACTTCACAAGTTCTATGGAACAGAACTTGATTGAGAATCTTATCATTGAATCCATAAAAATATATGGACATGACGTATATTATATTCCAAGACAGTTGAAAAACAAAGACGAGATTTATGGCGAAGACAGCGTATCAGAATATGATCAGTCATTCTTTATTGATATGTACATCAAAGATGTGTCTGGATTTCAAGGAGAAGGCGATTTTTTATCTAAGTTTAATCTTCAAATCAGAGATCAGATAACGTTTACGATAGCTCGTAAAACTTTTTTTGATGAGATTGGCAATGTAGACGAATTAGCCAGACCTCGAGAAGGTGATATTATCTATTTGCCATTAAATAAAAAAATCTTTATAATTAAATTCGTTGAACATGAAGCTATATTCTATCAACTAGGTTCTCTACAAACGTTTGATTTGGTATGTGAACTTTGGGAATACTCAAACGAAAGACTTAATACTGGTATTCCAGAAATTGATTCTAAAGAAGAGCAATATTCGTTTGACTTCTCTAATTATCGTATGCTTACAGAAGATTCATATGTTCTTCAGGACGAAGATGGATATGATCTAGTTCAAGAACAATTTAACTTCGTTACTCAGGTCGGAGATTCTTTTGAAGATAATACTGAAGTTGAAACAGAAGCTGATAATATATTAGATTTCTCTGAGGCAAATCCATTCTCAGAAGGAAATTATTAAGATGTTTAATACATTCTATCATGGCGCTATAAGAAAGTACATAGTTGCTTTTGGCACGCTTTTTAATGATATTCACATTAATCGTATCAATTCCAGCAATGAAACTATTCAAACGATGAAGGTGCCATTGTCTTATGGCCCAAAAGAAAAGTTTCTAGCGAGATCAGAAGGCGATCCAGATTTAACGCGTCCATTTGCTATGGTGCTTCCTCGCATGGCTTTTGAACTCGTCAACATTTCATATGATCCAGAACGCAAGCTTAATACGTTAAATAGAAATGTAAAACAAAATTCTTCGAACACTTCACAACTTTTATATCAATATCAACCCGTGCCATATAATTTAGGTATAACTCTTGATATTATGGCGAAGACTAATGATGATGCTACGCGAATCGTAGAACAGATATTACCATATTTTACGCCGCAATGGACTATGACATTAAATATGATTCCCGATTTAGGTTTAAACGTAGATGTTCCGGTTATATTAAACACTACGAGTTTACAAGATACTTATGAAGGTGATTTTATAAATCGTCGTGCTATAGTATATTCATTGGGATTTACGCTGAAAGCTCAGTTATTTGGACCAATCAGAAAGAGCGGAGTTATCAAGAGAACCTACACTAATCTATATGTTCCACCTGGTGATACGCCAGCAGATGAAGCTGTAGGAACTCCTATCTCTGAAAGAATAACCATAACTCCTGGTTTACTAGCAAATGGTTCTCCTACAGCAAATGCATCTGCAAGTATAGATATTTCTTTGATAGACGCTAATGATAACTATGGATACATAATAGATTTTGACGGGATATCGGATACAATAACATGAACGCATCAGATAAAATTATATCAGACGCATTAGACATCGCAGAATTTGAAGAAATCACTATAGAACATTTTCAAGAAGAAGATGACGACTATACGTTTGCCCGAAAGAACCTAAGAAGTATCCTTGAAAAAGGAAGTCTGGCATTAGATAAGATGATAGAAGTGGCAGATTTATCTCAGCATCCAAGAAGTTATGAAGTAGTTTCTACGTTGATTAATTCTTTATCGGCCTCAAATAAAGATTTGCTTGAACTTTCTGAAAAGAAAAAGCGAATAGAGAAAGCTGAAAATAAGATTGATAACAATAACGTCACTAACAATCTATTCATAGGATCTACTGCAGAGCTTCAGAAACTTTTGAAGGGCGAATAATATGGCTTCTGATAGTTATCTTGGTAATCCACTTATCAAGAAATCCAATGTAGCGATCAACTTTACAGCTGAACAGATTCAGGAATATGTAAAGTGCGCTAAAGATCCAGTCTATTTCATTCAGAACTATGTAAAGATCGTCAATATCGATCTTGGTCTGGTTACGTTTAAACTATATCCATATCAACAGAGTATAGTTGAATCTGCTTGCGACAATCGATTTGTTATATGTAAGATGCCTCGTCAGTGCGGTAAAACGACTACGATCGTCGGCGTAATATTATGGCATACTCTTTTCAACGAAAATTATAATGTAGCCATTCTTGCTCATAAAGCCGCACAGTCTCGTGAAATTCTGTCTCGTATTCAGTTTGCCTATGAACATCTTCCTAAATGGCTACAGCAAGGCGTAGTTGAATGGAACAAAGGTAACATTGAACTTGAAAATGGATCTAAGATTTTAGCGTCTGCAACATCATCTTCAGCTATCCGTGGTGGATCTTTTAATATGATCTATCTCGATGAGTTTGCATTCGTTCCAAATAACTTACAAGAACAATTCTTCGCATCAGTATATCCTACGATCTCGTCAGGTTCTACTTCAAAAGTATTGATTACTTCTACTCCAAACGGATTGAATCTATTTTATAAGTTATGGGCAGATAGTCAAGATAATAAAAACGATTATCATGGTATTGATGTTCATTGGTCAGATACTCCAGGACGTGATGAGAAATGGAAACTTGAAACCATTCGTAATACATCTGAACAACAGTTTAGGGTGGAATATGGTTGTGAGTTCTTAGGTTCATCCAACACGCTTATTGATCCAGCCAAACTGCAGACATTGGTGTTCACTTATCCGATCAAGACAGTTCCATATTTTGGATCAGATCTTAAAGTTTATACGGCTCCGGTTAAAGGTAATAAATACATCATCACGGTAGACGTAGCTCAAGGTGCCGGATTAGATTATTCTATATGTCAAGTCATCGATATCACATCTGTTCCATACAAACAGGTTGCGACATATAAGAACAATATAATTCATACGCTAGTTTTTCCAGACGTCATAAGAAATATTGGAATATATTACAATGAGGCTTTGATTCTTGTAGAAATCAATGATATAGGAAAACAGGTCGTTGATAGTTTACATTATGACTTAGAATATGAAGGCATATTGACCGTCGATAAATCGATAGCAGCCGGACAAAAATTGACGGGAGGGTTTGGAACAAGAACGCAAATGGGTGTCAGAACGACTACCCAAGTAAAGCGTATAGGATGCAGTAACTTAAAAACGTTGATAGAAAGCGATAAGCTTTTAGTATGCGACTTTGACACCATCAACGAATTGTTTAGGTTTGTAAGCGTAAGAAATACGTTTCAAGCTGAAGACGGAAACGACGATCTCGTTATGGGTTTAGTATTATTCTCGTGGTTGATTAACCAACCTTACTTTAAAGACATGTCTGAAAACGATGTTCATAAAGTTTTAGTTGAAGCGGCAATGGAAGACGATCTTCTACCCTTTATAGTAGATGAAGGTTACATATCGTATGGAAATGAGCCGATTGATGTTTCTCCCGATCAGTTTGATCCATTTTTAGCTAATTAAAAACATAAAATAATAAATAGAACATAGCATATACACATAAATCTGCTAAACGTTTTCGTAAGGGAGAATAAACCATGCCATTTCAAGTCAGCCCTGGAGTCAATGTATCTGAAATTGACTTAACCACTATAGTTCCTGCGGTATCCACCACAGAAGGTGCGATTGCCGGCGTTTTCCGTTGGGGTCCAATCGGTAAAGCCATCCTTGTAGATTCAGAAGACAAGCTTGCTGCTCGCTTCGGCAAGCCAGACAGCACTAATCCAGAAACATTTTTTACAGCTGCAAACTTCCTTGCATATGGCAATAAGCTTTATGTAAGTCGTGCTGCTAACACTACTGACACTACTGGCGTTACAGGTGTCCTTACTGCTGTAGCAAATACTGGTGCTTATGCAAATACAATTCTTATCAAGAATGCTGACGATTACGATCTGTTATCTAACCCAGATACAGATGTACTATACGCTGCAAAATATCCTGGAGCCCTTGGTAATTCGCTTAAAGTTTCTGTATGCGATTCTGTAAATGCATACGGTTCTAATTTAAATATGTTTTTATCTAATAGCAGTTTAGTCCTCAATAGTACTAAGATATCAAATGCCGGTATTTTATTTACGGTTGGATCCAATCAGGCTACAATTTTTATAGGTAATACGGCAGGATTTTGGGGTAATGCTGATAGCTCAGCAGCAGTTCAAGGTGCTTTGGATATAGTTATAAGCAATACATTTATAGTAGGCTCTATTCTACAAGCAGGTAATGCTACGATTGGTACACAAGGTCTTCGTATTACTAGTATCGCAAACGCAGCATATGCCGCAGGAAATACAACTGCAGTATTTAACTTAGATGCTAACTATACGCTTTCAACCAACTATTATTCAAATACAATTGTAAGAAATTGGGAATATTATAACGCAGTAGATAAGGCTCCTGGCACTTCAGTTTATACCAAGAAATTCGGTAATAGCTCAGCTGTCGATGAAGTTCATGTAGTAGTTGCTGATGAAGATGGCAAGTTTACTGGTGTTCCTGGCACAATTCTTGAAACCTTTAGAGGTCTTTCAAGAGCTACAGATGCTAAGACAGAAGATGGTGCCACACTATATTATAAAGAAGTACTCAATCAGAATTCAAATTATATCTGGTGGATTAATCATCGTTCTGGTGCTATTGGTAATACTGCCGTAAATATAGTTAATTCAACAAACTCAAATCCAGTAACTCTATCATTTGTAACTGGTTCAGATGGCGCCACTGAAAGTACTGTTGCAATCGGTGATCTTACACGCGGATACGATTTATTCAAATCAGCCGAAGATATTGATGTATCATTGATTCTTCAAGGTAAATCTCGCGGAGCTTCAAATACTGCACAATTAGCAAATTATCTAATTGACAATATTGCAGAATCGCGTAAAGATTGCGTAGTCTTTATTTCGCCAGACAAAGATGACGTCGTAAATAACGTTGGTAAGACAGAAGCTACAGACGTCGTAGGTTTCCGTAATGCTCTAACATCTACTTCTTATGCTGTCATGGATTCTGGTTATAAGTATCAATATGACAAATATAATGACGTATATCGTTATATTCCATTAAATGGCGATATCGCTGGTCTCGCTGTTCGTACAGATAACGTACGAGATCCTTGGTACTCGCCAGCTGGCTTCAATCGTGGTCAGATCAAGAACATCATCAAGCTTGCTTATAATCCTGCTAAAGCAGATCGTGATATCCTCTATAAGAGCGATGTCAATCCAGTCTGTATTTTCCCGGGTCAAGGCACAGTACTATTTGGCGATAAGACGGTTCTTGGTAAACCAAGCGCATTCGATCGTATTAACGTTCGTCGTCTATTCATCGTTCTTGAAAAGGCAATTGCAACAGCTGCAAAGTTTACGCTATTCGAGTTCAATGATGACTTTACAAGAGCTCAGTTTAGAAACTTAGTTGAACCTTTCCTAAGAGACGTTCAAGGTCGTCGCGGCATCTATGACTTCAAGGTTGTTTGTGATGAAACAAACAATACAGGTGATGTTATTGATCGCAACGAATTTATAGGAGACATCTACGTTAAACCCGCCCGCAGCATTAACTTCATTCAGTTGAACTTCGTAGCAGTTAGAACTGGTGTTGAATTTAGCGAAGTTGTTGGAAATTTCTAATAAATAGGTTTAACTAACGAGGAGAATTTACATGGCCTTTAATATTAATGAAATTAAAAGTCAAATGTTATTTGATGGAGCGCGCCCAGCGCTCTTTCAAGTAACGATACAGAATCCAGCAAATTCTGTAGCCGATATCAAAGTTCCTTTCATGTGTGAAGCCACAGGTATTCCACAAGCAGAACTTGGTATGGTTCAGGTTCCATATTTTGGAAGAATGATCAAACTAGCTGGTGATCGTACATATGCTGATTGGCAGGTTACGATCATCAATGACGAAGACTTCTTGATTCGTAATGCAATGGAAGAATGGTCAAATAAGATCAATACTTTCCAAGGAAACATCAGATCTTTTGGTTCTGCTTCTCCTTTGCTTTATAAGTCACAAGCTCAGGTCGTTCAGTATTCAAAGACTGGCGTACCTATTCGTACATATCAGTACAACGGAATCTATCCAACATTAATAAGTGATATTCCACTTTCATGGGCATCACAAAATGAAATCGAAAGATTCCAAGTTACTTTTGCAGTCGACTATTGGGAAGTTTCCGGTGGAATCACTGGCAACGCAGGCGGACTTTAATAATATCGGGGGAGCTTCCACTCCCCCATTTTTAAGTGAGATAATATAATATGGCAAGTCTTTTTGGATTCGAATTTAAACGCAAGAAGGATGAAGACAAGAGTAACAACGAGTCTTTCGCTCCTCTTGTTCAAGACGATGGCGCGATGGTCGTGGCAGCGGGCGGTGCTTATGGTACTTATGTAGATCTTGAAGGATCTGCTCGTACAGAAGCCGAACTCGTCACGAAATATCGTGAGATGTCTCTACATGCAGAACTTGACTCAGCTATCGATGATATTGTCAATGAAGCCATTATCATCGATACTAACGTCGACGTCATAGGATTAAACCTTGATAAGACAGATCTTTCTGATAACATCAAGAACGTCATCATTCAAGAATTTAAATCTATCCTTCAATTGTTTGAGATGCATACACATAGTTATGACATCTTTAGACGTTGGTATGTAGATGGTAGATTATACTATCATGTGGTCATTGACGATGCCAAACCAGAAAATGGTATCAAAGAATTCAGATATGTGGATCCACGTAAGATTCGAAAAGTACGTGAAGTCAAAAGAAAGCCAATACCGAATTCTAATATAGTCGTTACGCAAAAGCAATCTGAATACTTCATCTATAATGAAAAAGGATTTGCTCAGAATATTGCCCAAGCAACTACTGCCACTGGTACATCTGGTGTAAAGATCTCAGCAGATGCAATCCTTCATGTAACGTCAGGTATAACTGATAAGAACAACCAGTTGGTTTTAGGTGCATTGCATAAAGCAATTAAGCCGCTAAATCAATTAAGAACTCTTGAAGATGCTACGTTGATTTATCGCATTTCTCGTGCACCTGAACGTCGTATATTCTATATCGATGTAGGTAACTTGCCTAAGATGAAGGCTGAACAATATCTTCGTGATATTATGGCCCGATTCAAGAACAGAGTAGTTTATGACTCTGCTTCAGGTGAAGTACGTGATGATAGAAAGTTCATGACCATGTTAGAGGATTTCTGGTTACCACGTCGTGAAGGCGGTAAGGGTACAGAAATCCAAACTCTACCACCTGGTCAAAACTTAGGTCAATTAGAAGACGTTAAGTATTTCCAACGTAACTTATATAAAGCATTGAATATACCAATCAATCGTATTGAACCAGAGCAAACATACAATTTAGGTCGTGCTACTGAGATTACACGAGACGAAGTTAAGTTCTCTAAGATGATTACTCGTCTTCAGACTCGGTTTTCACAGTTATTCTTACAAGCTTTAGAAAAGCAGTTGATCTTAAAGAAAATAATTACTCCAGAAGATTGGAATCAACTTAGCGACAATATTAGATTTGATTTCGCTAAAGACAATCATTATTCTGAACTTAAAGATCTTGAAGTACTCAACGATCGCCTAAATGCGCTTAATTTAGTTGATGCATATGTTGGTAAATACTATTCATCTGAGTGGGTTAGAAAAAATGTACTTCGTCAGACTGATGAAGATATAGAAGAGATTAATACTCAGATAGAAAGCGAAACCGAACAAGGTATCATAGTGTCGCCTGAAGATGCAGCTGCACAGCAACAAGCATTAGAAAATAGTGCCAAACCAGCAAAAAAATAGATTATAAATAAAGGAATTAAGTATGGCTGATGTAGAAGTGTTTGATCTAGTTAAATATGCAAATGAAAATCAACCTATCGATTTTGCTGCCTCTTTAGATAAGCTATTGAGTCAGCGCGCTATTGATGCTTTAGCTGCTAAAAAGCAAGAAGTTGCTCAACGTATGTTTAATGGTCCTGCTGATGAAACTGAAGATGACGAAGAAGAATACGATGAAGATGAACTACAGCAAGCATTAGATGATATGGATATCGATGACGAAGAACTCGATACGGAAGACACAGAAGAACAAGAAGAAGATGGAGAATCAGATGATTAATCTAACTGAACTTTTAGATAGAGCCAAAAAGAAAGCTTTAGAAAAGCCAGATGCAAAAGATGGTTATGCTCCTAAGAGCACTGATGAACTTCGCTTCAAGAAAAAGCATGTAGTTCAAAAAACAGATGATAGTAATGGTAATAAAGATGACGTCTTTAAGGCCACAAATGTAAAGACTCTTGAGCGCGCCAAAGAACGTCATGGGTATGATGTAGATGATGATGAAAAGGTTTATGAAGGCTATAGAAGAGATGATACTAGTAATCTACGTTCAGATCCAGATTATAAGCCATCTACACTAACACCCGGTTTAACTCCACATAAATCACAAGGAATGTCACCAGAACGTAGAGCAGCTACTGAACGTGAAATGGCAAGAATAAAAAAGCGATATGCCGCTAAGAACGAAGAAGCACAAGAACAATCATCAGAAGATAAAAAAGTTGATCGTCTTGCTGCTATTGCCGCTGCTGCTAAAAAGAAGAATGCTCAGATCGGCAAAACCATAGTAACTGGAAGTAAAGGTGGAGTTGGTGGTGCTGAAACCAGAAGATATCCTGCTGGAACTCTTAAAAATTCTCATGAGCCAGAAGGTGAACAGATTGATGAAGCAAGAAGAAAAAAGAGCCCAACTGAAAAGCTTTTTAATCGTCTAAAGAATTATGGAGTTAAGGATCCATCAGCTAAGTCATTAGTTGGTAATCAGCATAAAATTGATGCAAATAAAAATGGCAAAATAGACGCTGAAGATTTCAAGATGCTTCGCAAAGAAGAAGCTCAAGTAAATGAAGTTCTAAAACCTTCAATGGGCGCAGGAGCTTATATTTCAGATTTTGTTCATTCGAAAAATCCCAAGTTCGCTGGTAAATCTAAGAAAGAACGAATGAAACAAGCTTTAGCAGCTTACTATTCTGCTAAGAGAGGTGATTAATTATGTCTACTATGATTAATAGATCAGGCGCATCTGCAGTTATACATGCAACTGGCAATGACTGTATTGTTATTGCAGGTAATTCATCAGTAAGTAATATTTCGTTTGGCAATAGTTCTGTATATGAAACTATTACTAGTGCAGCAATCACACAAGTTTGGTGGGGTTCAACAGCTATTGGTGGCAATTCTTACTGGATCGTCAATCGTGGAGTAGGCAATAGCAGTGTTGCAAACGTAAGTTTTCAGACCGGTAATACTGTATTAGTATTAGATGGTACTGGCTATATAGATTTTGCAGGCAGTGGTGCATCATTGATTAAAAATTCAACTGGTAACTGTTCGCTTGGTTTAATCAATAGTACTACTGGATATATAATGATTGAATTCCAAAAAACGCCAACTGTCGATCGATAAATAAGGATTCAATAAATGAAATTAATCTGCGAACAAATAGAAAACGTACGTTACGTTATGGAAGCCAAAGAATCTGGCAATGGCAAGAAAGATTATTACATCGAAGGCATTTTTATGCAAGGTAATATTCAGAACCGTAACGGACGTATGTATCCAGTATCAATCCTTCAGAAAGAAGCAGAACGCTATATGAAGGAATCGGTTCAACAGAATCGTGCATATGGAGAATTAGGTCATCCTCAAGGTCCATCAATCAATCTTGATCGTGTATCTCATATGATCAAAGAGCTTCGTCAAGATGGAAACAATTTCTATGGTCGTGCTAAGATCATGGATACTCCTATGGGTAATATTGTGAAGAATCTTATGGATGAAGGAGCTTCTTTAGGCGTATCTACTCGCGGTATGGGTTCTATCAAAGAAAATAAGCAAGGCTTTATGGAAGTACAAGATGACTTTCATCTAGCTACAGCTGCCGATATCGTGGCCGATCCTTCTGCTCCTGATGCATTCGTTCGTGGCATCATGGAAGGTGTAGAATGGGTATGGGATAACGGTCTTCTTAAAGCGCAAAAGCTTGAAGAGATGAAGAGGACGATTAAAAGAACTTCATCAAAGAATCTCGATGAAGCAAAGCTTAGCGTATTTGCAAGCTTTCTCAACGAATTGGTTAAAAAATAAGTTTTAATAAATATATCAAACATAATTTTTAGAAGGAGTTTCTAGATGAATCTTACAGAAACGATTAGAAAGATGAAAGACGTTGAGTTAGATGAAGCGGTAGAAGTCGGGGGCGGCGCCACTGGCACTGCTAAGGCCGCAGAACCAACCGGCGTTCGTGCTAAGGCCCCAGGCAACAGCAAAGTTCAAGGTGATCTTGCTCCAGTTAAGATCGTAGATCCCAACAATCCTGGTGTAGAAGATACTGATGCAGAAAACAATACAAAGCCAACAGGCGATGCTTCTGCCAAGAACAGAGCTTCTGTTGCCACTAAAGGAACGGGTATGAAAGAACACATCGACGTAATGTTCGACGGAGAAGATCTCTCTGAAGAATTCAAAGAAAGAGCTGGTACAATCTTCGAAGCTGCCGTTAGCGAGCGCGTCGTCGAAATCGTTGCTGCTCTAGAAGAAGAATATGAAGCTGCTCTAAACTCAAAGCTTGAAGAGATTGAAGAGCAATCAATTCAGGATCTAGAAGGTCTTGCTGCTAAGCTTGACGAATATCTAAACTATGTTACAGAACAGTGGATGGAAACCAATGAAATTGCTGTTGAATCTGCACTTAAGTCAGAAATCACAGAAGAATTTATTGAAGGCCTAAAGAATCTATTTGCCGAGCACTATATTGACGTTCCTAACGAAAGATTTGACGTCGTAGAAGAGCTATCTGCTCGCGTACAAGAACTCGAAGATCAGTTGAACGAAGCTGTTAACGAAAATATCGAACTTGCTGCTTCAATCAACGAAATGAACACTGAAGAAGTTTTCAACGAAATCTCAGAAGGCCTAGTAGCTACTCAGGTTGAGAAGTTCAAGAAGCTAACGGAAGGTGTAGAGTACGACGATCTTTCTAACTATAAGAAAAAGCTTCAGATCATCAAAGAGAATTACTTCGGCACTGCTAAGGCAGAGAAGAGAACCTCGGGTCTTCTTGAAGAATCTTTTGAAGGTGAAGAAGAAATGCCGGTAACAAGAGGTCCTATGGCCCACTATATGAAAGCCATTAGTAGAAACACTGTTAAGTAAAAACATTCGTTTTATAAATAGTAAAATAGCAAGATAATTGATTGCTAACAAAGGAGAAACCAATGATTCTAACTGAAGAAGCACAAAGAAAGTGGGCCCCAGTCCTACAACATCCTGATCTACCAAAGATTGCCGACACACATCGTCGTGCAGTTACGGCAGTCATTCTAGAAAACACAGAGAACGCTCTCCGTGAAGCTGGTCGCCAAATGGGTTATCAGCATCTTCTTGGTGAAGCAGCTCCAACAAACTCAATGGGTGCATCATCCTCAACTGCATCTGATGGTAATATTGACACGTTTGATCCAGTTTTGATTTCACTCGTTCGTCGTTCAATGCCTAACCTCATTGCTTATGACATCTGCGGCGTACAGCCAATGACTGGCCCAACAGGTCTAATCTTTGCAATGCGCGCTCGCTACACAGATCAGACCAGTGCAGAAGCACTCTATAACGAAGCGAATACTTCATTCTCTTCACCAAGAGTACCAAACACAGCTGCCTTCGGTAACGGTCAAGTCGGTACAGTTCCTTCTGCTAACAGCAACGTTAGCAATGCCCTTTACAACATGGGTATTGGTCTACCACTAGCCAACGCTGAAGCTCTAGGTACTACTTCTCATCCTGCAATTCCTGAAATGGCATTCAGCATCGAGAAGGTAACAGTAACTGCTCTAAGTCGCGCTCTAAAGGCTGAATACTCAATGGAACTCGCTCAGGATCTTAAGGCTATTCATGGTCTAGATGCTGAAACAGAACTATCCAATATTCTTTCCGCCGAAATTCTAGCTGAAATCAATCGTGAAGTAATCCGCACGATTAACATTACAGCTGTACGCGGTGCCAATACTGGTACAACCACAGCCGGTGTATTCGACCTTGATACAGACTCCAACGGTCGTTGGTCAGTTGAAAAGTTCAAGGGCCTAATGTTCCAGGTTGAACGTGAATGTAACCAAATTGCCAAAGACACACGTCGTGGCAAGGGCAACATCCTCATCTGCTCAAGCGACGTAGCTTCTGCTCTTCAGATGGCCGGTGTTCTTGATTACGCTCCTGCTCTAAACAGCAACAACCTAAACGTTGACGATACAGGTAACACCTTCGCTGGTGTACTCAATGGTCGTATTCGTGTATACATCGACCCATATACAACTGGTAACTATCTAACAACTGGTTATAAGGGTTCCAGCCCATTCGATGCCGGTCTATTCTATTGCCCATACGTTCCACTCCAGATGGTTCGCGCAGTCGATCAGAATAGCTTCCAGCCAAAGATTGGCTTCAAGACACGCTACGGCATGGTAGCCAACCCATTTGCAGAAGCTGGTAACTCTACAACTCCTGCAAACAGCGGTCGTCTAGTACAGGATACAAACCTATACTATCGTCGTATTCTCGTCAATAACATCATGTAATTGAGACGAGATAGTCAAAAAGGGGGGACGCAATGTCCCCTCTTTTCTTAGAATAAGAATAAAGACTTAAAATTATAGGAGAGCCTCCGCTCTCCTATTTTTTTGCATAAATAATGACAAAGGAGATCTTATGTCAGCAGTAGATAATCAACCTTCAAACAAGAACTTTCTTTCACCATTAGGATTTAAATTCTTAATTAAGAAAACTCCTAATATGAATTGGTTCGTGCAATCAGTGAACTTACCTGGAATAAGTTTGCCTGAAGCTGTGATGCAAACTCCTTTTGTTAATATTCCATTTTCTGGCGAGCAATTAACTTTTGAAAAGTTACAAGTAACCTTTCGGGTCGATGAAGATATGTCTAATTATCTTGAACTTCATAACTGGATGATTGGCACGGGTTTCCCAGAAAAATTTGATCAATATATAGGTACTGGTCCTGACTCTACAAACTCAAATCGATTTAACAAACCTGGCGGATTGAAGTCAGATGGCACGCTTTTTGTCATGAATTCCGTGATGAATCCCATCGTGCAAGTGCATTTCTTTGACTTAGCTCCTATTAATCTATCTGGCTTTTCATTCGATACAAAGTTATCTGATGTAACCTACGTGGAAGCCACCGCAACCTTTTCTTACCTTCGTTACACTATTTCTACTGTCTAGGCATTTACAATTTAATTCTACTGTAGTATAATCTATGGTATCCTGAATAATATTGATATAGGATTTAATCATGAAATTAGAAGAGATTCAATCTCTTTGGGAAAAAGATAGTCAGATTGATAGGTCTGAACTAGGTGAAGAAAGTCTAAAGATAGCTCAGTACCATTCGACCTACTTTAAGATGTACTCTGAGGAAAGGCTTCTACTTAAGAAACTTGAATACCAATATAAGGTCTTATATAAGACAAAGTATGAATTTTATAATGGTACGCTTAGCCAAGAAGAACTGAAAGAGAACGGATGGAATCCTTTTACTCTCAAAGTGCTTAAAACTGATCTGAATATATACTTAGAAGGTGATACAGATATTCATAACACTCAACTTAAGATCGAGTACCAGAAAGAAAAGATCAATCTGCTTGAGAACATCATCAAAGCTTTGAATAACCGTAATTACCAGATAAAAAATGCGATTGATTGGGCTAAATTTATGAATGGTGTATAATGGATGTAGTACGTGTAGAGAAGCTAAATGAAGTATATAATAGGATCCATTGTGAACCTTGGTTGGCCAAGGAGATCGATTCGTTTTTCACTTTCAAAGTTCCTGGTTACCAGTTTATGCCTCAGTATAGGTCTGGTATGTGGAATGGAGATGTGCACATATTTAATGTGCGTGGCCACGTGTTATATGGAGGACTAAACGGGTATCTCGAGAAGTTCTGTGAAGAACGTGAATATCAAATAGAGTACCTAACCGACTTCAGTGCTGATGAGTTCTCTCTCAAAGAAGCACAAGACTTCATCTATTCTCTTGCTCTCCCATTTCAACCAAGAGACTATCAAATAGACGCATTTGTCTATGCAGTTCGCAATCGTCGAGCTGTCCTCTTGTCTCCCACTGCATCTGGTAAATCATTCATCATCTATCTGATCAGCAGATGGTTTAGTGCTCGTACTCTTCTTATCGTTCCTACTACATCTCTTGTCCATCAGATGTATACTGACTTTCAATCTTATGGATATGACTCTGAAAAGCATTGTCATAGGATCTATTCAGGAGAAGAAAAAGACGTAGACAAACCAATAACCATCACTACATGGCAGTCTATTTACAAGATGCCTAAATCTTGGTTTGATAGGTTTGATGTAGTCATCGGAGACGAAGCACATCTCTTTAAAGCCAAATCGTTGACTTCTATCATGGAAAAGTTGGTAGATTGCCAATATAGATTTGGGTTTACTGGTACTCTTGATGGTGCTCAGACCCATAAATTGGTACTAGAAGGTCTGTTTGGTCCAGTCAAGAAGGTCACCACGACAAAAGAACTTATAGATCAGAAGCACTTGTCTGCTTTCAAGATCAAGTGTATCGTTCTAAGACATCCAGATCCTGTATGCAAGGATATTCTAAAGAAGAAGTACCAAGATGAGATGGATTACATCGTATCATGTGAACAGCGGAATAAATTTATTCGAAATTTAATCCTATCTTTGAAAGGAAATACGCTTTTACTGTTTCAATATATTGAGAAACATGGTAGAATACTATACAACGACATGCAAAACGAAATCCAAGAAGGTCGTCCAGTGTATTTCGTTCATGGAGGGGTGGAAGGCGAAGATCGTGAGAACATCAGAAGGTTGGTTGAGATGGATCAGAACGCAGTGATTATAGCATCTTATGGCACGTTCAGCACAGGCATCAACATTCGTAATCTTCATAACATCATCTTCGCCTCCCCCTCGAAGTCAAGGATACGCAATCTTCAGTCTATTGGTCGTGGCCTAAGACTTGGAGAAAACAAAGAAGAGTGTACGTTGTTTGACATAGCAGATGATATGTCCATGAATTCAAAGAAGAACCATACATTGATGCACTTCATCGAGCGTATGAAAATCTACAACGAAGAAAAGTTTGAGAATAAAATTTACACGGTAAAATTGAAATGAATAACTTTACAGTATTAAAACTGACTACTGGTCAAGATGTTATCTGTGTAGTAGATGAAAGTAAGGTCACAGAACAATTGATTGAGATCGGTCATCCTATGACGATTATATCTATAGCAAATCCTGATGGTACTACGATGATCTTCTTGCGCAGATACAATCTTCTTGCTAAATCTCCTATCATGAAGATTCGTAGAGCACATATTGTTGGAACATATGCCCCTCGTTTAGAACTTGCCAAATATTATAAAACACTCATGAGGTATCATGATGAAGTTCTAGATAAAATCACAATACAAGAAGTAGATCTTGCATCTACGTTTATTGATGCAGCCTTATCTAATCCTGCATTTGAAACTGTGATTGAAAATCAATTGAATGAAATGAAAGAAACGAAAGACTTTAAAAATATTAAGGCAAAGAAAAACACAAAGGTACACTGATGCAACTAAGAAACGCTCACTATGTAGACAATAAAAAGTTACTCCAAGAGCTAACTATACATCATGAACTTGTAAAGAAAGCCAAAGCTGAAGGAACACAGAAGCCTAGAATTTCTGATTACGTAGGTGAGTGTATTCTTTTGATTGCTAAGAAACTCTGTAATCGTCCTAATTTTATGAACTATCCATTTAAAGAAGAGATGATCGGCGATGGTATTGAAAATTGTTTGATGTATATTGACAACTTCGATCCAGCAAAATCGAGTAATCCATTTGCTTATATTACACAAATCGTTTATTTTGCGTTTGTTCGTCGTATCACCAAAGAGAAGCGACATCTG